TGTTGGTTCTACTAATCGATTAATTACATCTAATATTTCGTTTCTATTTGTAAATGTAAAAGTAAATTCTGGTGTGCTCTCTTCTCTGTAAAGTATTCCATCATCAGCAAACACAGATACATTACTATAAGCACCTGTGGGATCTATAATTTCTTTAGCTCTGCTAATGCCACTGGCGCTTCTATTAACTGATTTTATTTTAATAATTTCTTGTGATGCTGATAGAGGAACCACGTTGTAATCTTCTGCTGTGATCATTCTATTCTGTGAATAATATACTTGTGGTGCTTTAGTTTTAATACTATCATTGCTCTCTGCCGCGGCAGCATTATAGATGCTCTGTTGTAGAGAGGCTGTGACTGTTAATGTCTGTTGACTGCTATTGGCATCTGTGTAAGGTATGCTAAATGATATACCTTGCATGTCGGCTGGTTGAATTGAGAAATTTGAGTTGGCGCTGGTTCTGTAATATGCTCTAAATCTGCCCGATGGTATATTAGAAAAGTTACCATCTCCAAACACAAGATCCACTGCGTCATTATTTTTAGTCACAACATTGTATATGTCTCTAACATCTGAATTTAAACTATTATAGATAACATTGTTACCACTAAGGTCAGGTACTTTGGTCCAAAATTTTTCTATTTGTCCAAAATCATCTAACTCATATAACCACACATCGATGTTATTAATATTGTTAACATTAATCGATTGAACATAATTGGTTGTGGGTTGAGTTATAGAAAATTCATAATTAGCCAAAGATCCTTGTTTCAATAGAGCAAAAAATCCTGTATTAGGACTAGAGTCACCAGCTCCATCATTTCTATAAACATACGTGAATCCTGTGCCTGGCACTGGTGCTTGTTCATAGATAGATTCTGAATTAGATATTGTCGCTGGTACTATTTCAAAATTTCTTGCAATACCGCTTATGCCTCTTGTAAATGTAAATATCGGCAGATCTGTGTTGATAGAATTCACCATATAGGTTTCTGTTTTGATTCCTCCGATGTTGCCTGCTTCTTTAGGTTTTCCAAAAATCTGTCCGGAAACATTGGCTGCATTTAATATATTAATAAATTGTTCTCTAGAATTAGCATTAGTAGAATCATTCCATATCACTGTGATATTGGCCAAACTATTGCCTCCACTATCTCGAACATCTTGAGTTGTAGATACTGATGTAAATTTTAAAAGTCCAGTAGCTGGAAGATTTCTTTTGGCATTATAATTGATTAGTCTTGCTAATCTTAGTATACTGTTTCTTCTAGAAGCAGTCTCTAAGAAATTTTCTCTAGCATTTAGATCCACTCTGAAACTTAAACTTTGAGCAATATAAGCAATAAGATCTATAAGAGCAATGTATTCTGAACTTTCAACAAAATCATTAAAATCATCTGGATAATTTTCTCTAAGATAGGCAATCATGGTCCTTCTTAGTGTCTCAAAATCGTAAGATTTAAAATCGGCTTGTTGGAAACTGGTGTAGATTTTACGCCAATCTTCGGCTACTAGCAATCGGTTTTGTCTATCAGTAGTGGACATATTTTAATACACGGATATTTATGGATATTATTATATGCGTAGATTAAGACAGGCGCAAAAGAGAGTTTTCGTCGAATGAAAATGTTAATTTCTCGGTAATATTGTAAGGTACATAGGTTATAGTAGCTTGTATACTAATACCATTCTCTGTTTCACTTACTATTATATCAGATGTGCTAATTCTTGGATCAGCATTAAGATTTTGTGTGACATCATCTGCTATGGCTTGTTTCAATGCATTGGTTAAGGGCTCAAATATACAATCATAGATTATGGTACCAAATTCTGGATTTTCTACTCGTTCTCCTTTGCGTACACTTAATCTGTTGATAAGATCTTGTTTGATTAATTCAAAATCATACAATCTAAAATTGGTTTGCTCAGCTCGTGAACTGAAACCTTTGAATACCTGTCTTAAATTGCTATTGCTATTTTTATCTTCGTATGCCATAATCTACCAACCAAATCCTCCAAAGAATCCTGACACACTTTCTGCCATTATTCCGACAGCGTCTTCAAATCCTCCTGATAGTACACTGGTTACATCTGTGAATGATGTATATTCTCCACCTATAACATTTGCATAACTATCTGTAGCAATATTTATACTGTCAGAAAAGTATGAATTTCCTAATCCTGGTACTAATCCATCTACATTTAAATTAGCAAGATTTGTATTTGCAATATTTTGAGTAGAACCAAATATTTGATCTGCAATAGAAGTTGATATACTGTTAATCTCTCTACTGATTATACCACCCACTGTATTAGTTGCTAAATTTTGAGCAGTGTTTGTAAGATTACCTGTGAAATTATTTCCTAAGCTACTAATTGATCTATTAAGATCTCCTACTGTATATAAAACTCCGCCTTGATTTATGAATATTTGATTTTTGAATAAATCTGCAGAATTATTAGATTGTCCTGTTATGTTTCTAATTAATCTTTGCGATACATCACTAACTCCAGTTTGTAATGGATTAATTGTGAATGGCCCTGCAGTAGGTAAACCATATGTTAAAGAATAATTTTTTGTAAATTCATCTGTGGCATTTTGTATTGCTTTGGTATCTGTGGTACTAGATACTGTTTTTTTAATATAATTTGATAAATCAGATTCATACTGTCCTAATCTAATCACTGGTTGTTCGCTCAATCTGTTTTGTTGTGCTACATATCCTAGAGTGCCTGGAGTATTACTGTCTTCTATGTTACCACCTGTTGGGAATTTTACAAATTTATCTGAATGCCATGTCCATGGTTCATGTGTGGGTACTCGCATACCGCTCATGCCTAGTATCTGTGCGTCTACTTGTAATACTCCAACACTGCCTTTTAATACTGGAGTAACGTCGGGCACTTGTATTTCTGCTGTGCCTGTTCCGTGTGGTTGATTAAAACCTGTTCTTTTCAGTGGTTGAAGAAGATTCGGATCTGCAGGTATACTGTTAAAATGTACTTGACTGCCCACTAGATGCACTTGTCTTGCTGCTTGATGTATTTGTTGTCCTCCGGCTGCTTGTGAATATATGCTCATACCAGTACGAAGATTATAATTTCCTTGTTCGGCTGTGACATTCACATGTCTACTTGCTATTTGATTGATCACTGATCCATCTATACTGATAAAACCTTTAATTGTTCTATCATAAGGATCTTCTCCTAGGTGCTGATTGGCTTTAATTTTAATATTTCTGTTGGCATACATATTAATATCACCTTCAGAATGAAAATTAATATCTCCTCCCGATCTTAAATTGTACCCTAATTTAGAATATATGTCCACTGTACCGTCTGCAGCAAATTCCATCCATACATTGCCTGATCCGTTGGCAAGATATACCACACCTTTGGTGTCATGCATTAATAATTGATGTCCGGAGCTGGTTCTTAATCTTACGAGTTGATTATCTCCGTTAACATCTCCATCGTCCATAACAAAAGTGTGTCCAGCATTTCTAACCACGGCTGTATCTGATGCTGCATCTATAGGTCCTAATTTTGCTTTTTTAGCACCAGCATCGGTTCTGCCGGGTGTGCTAATACCGAATACAGCACTAGGACTCTCTCTGCGTGCAGAACTTGTAGTAGTTCCTCGCACTGTGTCTTGACTTAATCCTTGTTTTCTTAATGTTTCTGCAAAAGGATGTATCGGTTTTCTAAGTCTATCTGTGCCTCCTAAACTATTTGCATAACTGAATATTTTTCTATTAACTTCACCAGCTGGAACAACATCTGTTCCATAGATATCTTTTTTAAGATCTGCTGTGGTGTCTTCAGAAGAAGTTTCTCCCACAGTATCTTTGGAAGCTGCTAAACCTGGTATCATATGATTGATATATGGTTCTTGTACGCAACCAAACCAAAATCCTTGAGATACTTTACCCTCTACAAATATAACCAATACTCTTGTGTCAATATCTGGTGGTACCATCCACATACCATAAGAATGTTGACTGGCTGTGTAATCTCCTATATCAGCATTGTTGGTTCCTGACATTGCGTTAGTACTTTTAGCACCATAAAAAGGAGTAAGATATTTTACTTCGTAAAGACTGCCTGCAGGACCTTCGTCTGTGCCTGACAAACTAGGAATTAACACTCTAAGTCCTCCCATTCTAGAAGGATCTACATTGTCTTTAACTATGCCAATATATGGTCCAGGATTGATTTCTGTATAGGATGTTTCTCTATTCTTCCTATTAGGTGTTGATGTGTCTCCGTATGATACCATATTCTATTAACCTATAATTATTATGCTGACGGTCCCCCTGTACCGTTTATACTATAATCTATATTCCATGTTGATCCTGTGTCTTGTGCTTCTTTCATATTATCTATCTGTTTAAGAGCATCAACTACATTAATTTCTTTGCCTTGGTTATTATATCTTACCATATGTAATGTTTGTAGAAATTTGCCCCCATCAAATACACTCTCTACTCTCACTACTTTATATAATCCAGAAAATTGTGTATCTTCCAAACTCTGAAAATCCATAACGCCTTTTTTTTCATTAATATCTGTAGGAAATCTAAAATTTAATGTAACAAATGCTTCTGATTCGTCGTAATTGAAACAACCCAGCTGATCATCCCATTGTTTATTTCCAAATTGTGCTACTTGTTCTATCTGCTGTCCTGTTCCTCCAGCTGTTGCTGTTTTTTTTGCTTCTAAGGGCAAATAACATTCTTGTCCTATAAAAGCAGGATCTCCCAATATAGTCATCTCTACATTAACCATGTCGGCTAGAGGGTTTGTAATATATTCAAAAAATTCATCTGCCATGGTTCTAGGCGCTCCGTCTTCGGTAGCACCGTCTTCGGATTTTACTGTGGTGGGTTCACTCCTTAAAGGTAATAACGTTTCGGGAAAATCTAAACTTTTATTACCATATCTTAAAACAATTTCTGATAGAGATAAATCTTTTACGGTTTTTTTACTTGCTGCTTCAGCTCGTGATCCATCTAATAATCTAGCTTGAAAAAAACCGTATTTGTAATTAATTTTTAAATCCATTATCTGTGTGTTCTCTCCAGTGTAGATATATTTGTAGGCTTTCTTTACAGTTTTACCCCATAATTTGCTGGCACTAAGTCCTGGTACTGTAAAATTCATGACATGAACTTTATAAGGAACCACTTCAAATATCACAATTTTACTGTCCATTTTCCTGATACTATCCCATCCACCGATTTCGTTGTTGCCGTCTGGGTCTCCTCCGTCATTATGATATATAGACGTTTTAATCTTAAACCACGGTACCATAGGATCTGGAGCTTCTCCTTCTCCCGTTGATTCCATTTGATTTTCTTTTGATGATTGTGTTGCTGCTAAATCTTTCCAATATTTGTCTACTATTTTTTCTATATTTCTATAACCATCCGATGATATAATTAAATCTGTAATCAATTTAGCTATGCTCATGTTAGGTCTAACAGTGACTTTAAAATTCGTGTCTTTAGAATTTAGATTCCAGTTAGCCGAAGAGTTGGCTGTAAGAGAACCTAACTTATCGCATTTGATTACATAAATGTCTTTCTTCTCTCTTATCTTTTTGGCAATTTCTATATTTTGTTGCTCATTTAAAATGTTTGCTAAACGATTTAAAGCACCTTGCAAAGTAACATCTCTAGCTGTTGGAGCTGTTATTTTAGCAATTGTTTCTTTAATTAATCCTCCACCGGCTCCTCGAGTGTATAAAAATCTATCTGTCATTGCAAATTCTGTCCATGGCACTGCAATCAAACTGTATCTTGTACCTCCTTGGTCTATATTCATTTCTGCATTAGTAATCTTTATAGGTAGATATCGGGTGGTTATTCCGGTTTCTATACTTCCTTTATCATTATATCCTTTAAAATCCAATGTTAATAGGAAAGGCGCATCTGCATGATCTCGAAACCCACAATTAAAAGCTGCTGCACGAAGTTTTTCAAATAGAGTTACTCCAAAAGGTTCTGTCATTTCTATTTCTATTTTATTAAAATTCATCATTTTTCTCTGTGCATTAGGACTATTAGTAGCATCTATTACTACCTTTTCAAAAAATATATCGTGTCCTCTTCTTAAAATAGTATCGGCATTAATTTCTTTATTTTTAGTTTTATTAATACTTGCGTCAGAATTAAAAGTAGAAAAATTTCCATCTGGTCCTATTCCTCCAGACTTAGCTATGATATCGTGTGGTCTGCCTTTTGTTATTAATTTTGAGTCTCTTAATTCTTCTTTATTAAGAGCAGATAATGTCCAAATAGCATTGTAAGAAACATATTTGTCGAGTTCGTTAGCTAGTACTGTACTTTTAGAACTCTTAGATGAAATATTTAAAGTTCTGCCTGTGAAAGCTGATTTGAACGACTGAACATCATATGTGATATCTTCTGAAGCCATGGTTTTATATACCTAGATCATTTTTAAGATTACTGAGTTTAGGTAACTGAATTACTTTGCCTGGAAAAAAATCATAGATTGGGTCTTCAATTACATCTGGATTTCTTTGAGCAAATACCCACCATAATCTAGGTGTGCCATACAAGTCATAAGATAATAAATCTGGCCTATAAGCATAGATTCTATCAATAGTATATGTAATATCATCAGCATCAGCAGTTATGGTTCTAGGACTTAAAAAATCCAAACTAATATTATTCTCTGACGTAGTAAAATAAGGAGATGTATTACTATATTTGGCCATTAGATAAATCCTATTTCTTTGCTTCCACCATTAAGACGACCATTAACAAAATCTCTCATATTAAATTTTTTAATAGATTCTCTAGAATATACCGGTTGTAGTTGTAGAGTTACTGTGCTTAGTGACGGAGCCCAGGTGTTGTTCTTGTCAGGATTAGCAACCACTCCTGCACTTAAATCACTATACAAAGAATTTAAATTTACTCCACCTTTTCCTAACATAGGACTTTGTGTGGTAGAAATATAATCTACGTCGGCTCTCATATCCACGTTAAAATTAGTAACTACCACAGGAACATTGTTGAATACATAACTGCCATATCCGTTCAGTTGTAATATCGGTGGAGGATTTCCTTTTAAAGAATCGTTCTGTCCACCAAAGAACATTTTGGTCACCGATCTAAAGAAATGTAACATGGCTACCCAATATTGAGCATCTTCATAATTTTGTACAGGAAATTCTCCTGTCACTGTGAATGAGGGTACTTCGCTATGCCCATAAGCATAGAAAGGATAATTGCTGTGAGTTAGTGCCATGGCATTGTAACTGGCTGCATGTTGAATAATAATGCTTGGTGTTAAAGGAAATATTACTCCACCTTCAGAAGCTAGTGGCCAAAGTACATCGTTGGGTGATTTTTGTTTACTGTCTTTGAATTGCTGTCTAGATCCTCCAAAGAATATATTGTTTAAATCACTCTCTGATGGTAAAGTAACTTTCACTCTAAAATCTGTTGTTCCGTTTCTTGTGGTCCATGTGGCATGTGTGTTTAATTGATCTGATGCTTCG